GCCCTGGCCGTCCTTCAGCTTGCGCGCAGCGCCCAAGCTCTGGCGATTGATGTACAGCTTGGCATTCCCGGCGAACTCGCTGGGAAGGTCGTACATCAGATCCACAAAACCATCGCCGGTCAGCTTCGCTGCGTCGCCGCTGTTGACGGCCTTGATCGCACCGTACGGATGGCGAGCCGCATTTGCGGCACCCGTGACATAAGTGAGGATGCCGTAGGGCTTGTTCGCCCCGTCGCCGGACAGGAACCCGATGCCCTCCTGACGGGAGAACTCGGTATCGACTTCCTGACCGAGCCACTCCTCGAGGTCGATCGCGGCATCGTCCAGCAGCTGCTGGGAGATTGCCGGATTGGCGTAGAGTTCGCCCGGCACGAAGTCGAGCACGCCGATCTGCGGAGTCGTGGTCGCAGGGCGGCTCGCCGTTTCACCGACCCAACCCGACCCGACGTTGCGGTCCGAGAAGTACTTCTTGAACCCGGCGACGCTGATCGTGATGACACGGCTTTCCGCACGCATCGGGCTGATCTTCTTCAACTTCTCGCCGATCGTGCGATCCCATTCGATCGGCGCCAGATAGCCGCCGTCGGTGTCGGTGCCCTTCTGCATTGCCGCCCGCACCTCGGCCGAGGCGTTATCGCCCCGGCGCATGTGCGCCTTGAACGCCTTGGTATAGTCCGGGTCGGCCTTGATATCGCCGATGATCGCGCCGTCACCCAGCTTCGCGGCCGCGTTGATCCTTGCCTGATCATCGACAGCAGTCTGCAGCTCCGTGAGGGTGGCGTTGATGGCGTCGAGCTTGTCCTTGGTCAGGACGTCCGTCTTGCCGGCCTTGATCTCTTCGATCTCGCGAGCATGCGTCGTCTTGAACTCGTCGAATGCGCCATTCAGCGCACGGATGAGCGTGGCGGGATCGGACCCGTCAGCGCGAACCGTGCCCGCGATCGCGCGCGGCATAGCGGGCAGGGTAGGAGCCGTAAGCCGCAGCTTCGGTTCCGGCTTGGTGCTTGCTGCCGCCGCAAGGGTGCGGAACGGGTGGGCGAGCACCGTCGCCACCGCCACGAGGGCGGCCATGTTCATTCTCTTCATGGTGGAGCTCCTAGCTCTTGATGGTGGTGAGCAGACCCGCCAGCAGGCCGGTCAACTCGGTCTCGCCGCCAGCGCCTGGCGTGTCGGCTACAGGGGCAGCGCCTGGCGTGCCCTTGATCTTGGTGATGTGATCGCGCGCTTGAGATCTCGTATCGCCGCCGGCGACGAGCTTCAGTTCAAGCGCGGTGATCGCGGTACGCTCGCGGTCGGAGGCCTTCGCCTGCTCGTCTCGCGTCGTCTTGTCGGCCGTTAGAAGCGTATCCGCGAAGCCCCGCTCGATCGCGACGGACCCAGACATGTAGGTCTCATCGTCCATCCACTTCGCGCATTCGGCCGCGGTCCGCCCGCTGCGCTGCGCGTAAACGTCGGCCATCGCTTGATCGAATGGTGCCAGATACGTCGCGGTCTCGGCCATGTCATGGCGATTGCCGACAGCTACGACCCAGCAGTGAGAATGACGGTTTTCCGGGGGTTTTTTGGCCCGTGCGTCAGTAGTGCGTCAGCGGACTGTGATATTTGGATCAGACGGCGGCGCCGGTAAGGTCGAAACCATGCGCTCCATGGCGTCGTGACGCATCGCCGGGCGAGTTACGGAATGTGCATAGACCTGCAGCGTCATGTCAAACTTGCTATGCCCGAGGAGCGCGGCAACATCAGTTAACGGCAAGCGGTTCTCAATCATCCAGCTGGCAGCGAAGTGCCGCAGGGCGTGAAAGTGGAAAGGCTCCTTATCGTGATCGAGGCTCGCCGCTTTCAACAGAGCTCGCCACGAATAATGGACATTCCCGTTGTCGATCCTGCCGCCGGTCGCAGTCCGGAAAATCAGCCCGCGGGGCTCTGCAATATGGTGCGTCGCCATCCACTCATTGATGAGCGTCCAGAGATGAGCGGGCAGGGGCACGTCCCGCACGCCCGCCGCCGTCTTAGGCCCTTTCAATTCATCAAAACATGTTAGGCTATGTCGGATGCGCAAGAGGCGTGCGTCGGGGTCTACGTTGGCTATGGTGAGCCCGTAGATCTCGCCCAGCCGAAGGCCACAGAACATCCCAAGATGAACGAACACGTTCAACATCGCGGATGCGCGCACCTTTGCGCAGGGTCGATGCGAACCCGCCACGCGTAAGAGGCGGCCCGCTTCGTCGGCGGTGAATGTGCGGATGCGTTTGCGCTTGATCCCGCGCAGGTCGGCGGCGGCGTCCGCGACGGGCTGCGTCTTGAGGTGGCCGCGCCGCCGAGCGAATCCCTCGACTAACTTGAAGTCCTGAACCCGATCCCTTGCTGTCGACGGCGCCAGTCCGTCGCGGACCATACAACGATAAGCGCCCTCCACCTTTTCCGCTGTCAGATCCCGGAAGCGCACCCCGCCAAGTAAAGGCGTTAGATTGCCCTCTACGACAAGGCGTAGCCGTTCGTAGCGCGAGCGGCCGATCCTGCCATCCTTCCAGCGCTGCTCAGCGTTCAGCAAAAATTGCTTGCCTATCTCCCCCACCGTGTCGGCGTTCGCGTCAGCAACGTGCGTCCCGTCCTCGAGTTCGCGCTCGACCTTGCGCATGTGGGCGTCGGCCTGCTTTTTTGTGTCGAACCCTTTCGACCGTCGCGTCCCGGTTTCGTCAAACCATCTGACCGTCCACCGATCGCCGTTGCTACCGTCCGCCTTGAGGCGCGTGCGCTTGTTCACGCTCGCCATAGTCTCTTCTCCATGTGAAAGGCCCCGCCGCCTACACTTCCTCAATTTGAGGTAATTGACGGCGGGGCAGACTCATCGGCCTCGCCGCGTGCGTAGCGATATTGTCACGCACGGGCGGGGTAGGGTGTCAGACGTTTGGATCGGCCAGCAGGTAGAGGTCGCGTGCGAGCGGCCCCGCAAGCGAGCCCAGTCCACGGATCGCAAGGCCTGCGTCCGCCGTCTCAGGATCGTCCATGAGCGCCGTGCCTAGCAGGTTGCAAAGTGCCTCAATCTCGCTTGCCCGATGCCCGAGCGTCGCAGCGGCCTGTTCGGTAAGGTGCATCATCTCACCACCGCCCGATGGTGCGTGATGATTGCCTCCAGCTGGACGCCCATGTCAGCCAGCATGGAGGCTATGCCGCGCAGTGCCGTGCCGACGTTGGTATCAAGCGGGTCGGCAATCAGCTCGGCAATAGCCTCCGCATGTTCTAAACGGCGTTGCAGCGCTTCAAGCGCTTCACGATCGCCGGGGGTCATGCGCGCCGCCCTCCCATAATGCGAAGGGGCGAGCTAAGGCGGTAGCCGGTGACATACCGGCCGCTCTTAACCTCCCTACAGCGCGTGCGCCGGATGCGATCGAGATGCGGCGCGCGCAGCGTGGCGCCGTCCTCTTCGTCGTCCTCTTCCTGCTTCGTGAAGCCGTGGCTGGCCCAAGTGCCACCGGGGTCCGAAATGGGGCAACCGGGCATGCCACCGTCGGACCCGTGAACCATGAAGTCGTCTTCGCTGGCGTTGCCGTCCTCTTCGTCGCCATCATCATCATGCGGTTCGTCGGTGATGTCGCCGCCCGCCGGGTCATCGTCCTCAATGTCCGGATCGCCGGCGCGGGCGTCCAGCTGCGCTATCAACGCGTCGACCGCGATCGCGATGTCGTCGGGCTGCAATGCGCCCGCCATCCTCAGAAACTTCGCCAAACGCGCGCTTCCATCGGGCGGAAAGGTGGTGTCGATATACATGTTTCGTCTCACTGGTGACGGCTTTCTACGGCCGTTCCAGGTGGCGGACCTGGAGCCGGGGGGTAGAAACCTGCCAGTGAGACAGGCCGGCAGCTTTTACACTTTCGTGCTGGACATGGCATACCGCCCCCGGCCATAAGGTGGCCAAGGCCGAGCCACGCCGCCAAGCGTGCTCTGTTTGGAACCCCGCCAAGGGCTCCCATTCGGCACCGATCCCTCGCCAAAGGGAAAGCTGCCTATCACTGGTCCGGGTTTCTACGCCCACGGACAAGATACTGGATTAACCGTTTAGCGCAAGCCATCCTCCGCCAAGGGGATGATTTGCCGCGCCGGTATTCCGGCTCACCTAAAGCGGTTAATGCTCGCCAAAGCGATTGCTTCCGCGCGCTCATTGTTCGCGATAAGTTGGCCTATGAGCGAATCAGATAATGAGAACGACACCCGCAAGCACGGTGCACAGAGTCTCAACGATGCGCCTCAGCATTGGCCTGACGGTGTTCGCCCAATCTCGCTCGAAGGTCTTTTTCTTGTTGGCGTAGGCGATGATGGTCGGCTCTACTGGGACGGCATACCCGTCGAGGTCGCTCGCACGTTCACCCTGTCTTGGTGGCAGCGTGTTGCGGCTTTTTTGGTTAGCTTATCTGCGGTGGTTGCCGCCGCTGCGGCGTGCGTGAGCGCCTATGCGGACATTGCCGGCAAGTAGAGCATTGCTTTCGCGCATTCGCGATGTTGGATCAGATGAGCCGGTATTCCGGTTCGTCTAAGCCGTCGTCCCAACTCAAATTGCGTTCAAAACTGTAAACTAGGCGGGCGAAAAGGCGGGCTTCGTAGCCGTGCTAATGCCGTGCGGGGAGGCAATCGCCTGCTCCCTTCGCGCCCGAGAATTGATGCATCCGTGTTCAGTGATCCATCGCCAATTCCCTCTATCTGCACCAAGCTACCGGCACACCAGCTTCGAAGCGTTCCGGTCAAATGACGTGTTTAAGGGCTTAGTATTGCGAGCTGTTGACGGTCGAACGACCGGTTGCTGACATGATCTACCTGGCCGATGCGAAGGCGGTTCAACGTCGGCAGGCCCAACATTCGAAGGCGAATTTATTACTGAAGCGCTTCCATCGTTGTAAATGGTTATCCCGCGCTCTTGTTCGATAGCCGCTTCTGCTGGCTTTGCAGTCGTTCCGCTACCGGCCTTATAAAATATCAGTGCTACGGAAAGTAGTGTCATTAGCACCAAAATGCCCGCTGTCGCCCACTTCGCAGCACGAAATATTGGTTCACCGGCTTTCACACGATCCCATTCTTCCTTAAGCAGAAGTCGTGAAGCCTCCATGAATCTTTCTTCGATGGGCTTAATGTTTGCGGATGTCAGCGTGGCGTCCTGCGCTGCCAAGGCTTCAAAGCTTTCCATCGCCGCCAAAATGTTTTTAGAGTTCGTTTCGCGTTGATTAAGCCGCAAGTTTATCGAAAAATGAGCCTTATTCAACGCTGAATAATTCGGCGCCATTGCGTTTACTTTTTCGGCATTGGTCGGATATTTAACAATGAGTTTATCCGCAATAGCGTTAACATTTACGCCGTAGTCCCCGAGTTCGTCGCGAAGCTTGTTGATCCAGTCTTGTCTGAACTCCGAAGTTTTCTGCTCTTTGCCAATTATTAGGCCAAGTAACGAAATGAGTGCCGCGATCACCGCGGCGCCCACGGCGCCAATACTTAAATCCATTGTCAGCACCTTGCCGCTGTTCGCGTTTCCAAGGTAGCTGGTACGGTAAGCTAAGCCAGCGATCAATCGATACCGAGTCGCGGAGCTTGCAGCCAAAGGGGGGAACGTGGCGGAAAAACTAGTGTTTCATTTTGAGGGTGCTCTATCTGATGAGCATAAAATGAACTTTTATGAGGCTGCTCGTTTCCAGTATGCAGCGGCACGTCTTATGGTCAAATTAGCCCAGTTTCGAGCCACCGGATCCTTTGTAAAGAATATCACTTATAAGTCGAATTTCGGTATTCTGCTAGATTCTCAAAATGACGGCTCTTTTAACATCAATACCAGCTCTCCGACGCCCGAGGAGGGCGATAAGACGTTTGCCGATTTAAGTATGGCTGATCTCCTGGCCTACATATCCGAACGCTTAGTGGAGAAAGGCGACGAGGCCGCGCTGATAGCTTCGGTCAACGCCAGGAGAAAGGTTGCAGGTAGCAAGACGGACACAATCGCCGAGACTCTTGCTGATGCAGATGTTGTCGTGTCCGCAATCGCCGCCGACCCCGCAGCCAGAAACGCCTTGGGTCCGGATGCGCGTGATGCCGTTGAGCGGAGGATCGCAGAAATGGACCGGGAAGACCGATTGGTGGCCCGAAGGTCAGAAATTTCGAAAATCGACGCGCCGAGAGAGCAGAAGTTGATTTCGATGTCCGCGCCTTTGGTTAGTGAAATGGCAATATCACTTCGCCGTAGTGCGAGCACGCTTCGGGTTGTTGCACCTGACGAGGATCGTCGGCAGTCTGTGCTGTACCTAAACCGGCGTATGGCTCAGGAAATAGAGACCGCAAAAGTTGATCGAGAAATCACACCGATATTATGCGACATAGTACAATATAATAAGGAAAGCGGGTGGGGAAAAGTACGACTTGAGAACTCCGTAGACCCAATAGTAAGCTTTAGCATTCCTTCCGATCTCAAATCGTCCTTGCAGGGGCTGCTTATGGATCAGATGAAAAAGGACAAAGTGTACGTACAGGCATATTTTGTTAGAGACAAAGCTAACGTACCGACCCGCCTTATCGTCGTAGGCATACTAGCTACGCCACACGAGTAGAACTACGTCGGTCCTGTTGCGGCGATGCCCGATTGAGCGCTGAAGATTTTGGCAAAGGGCCGGCCCCGCTCCGTGTATCGAGCTTCTTGCTATTGAGCTCACCGCGGCGACCGCATTAGGTGGGCGAGGTAGCGGCAACCGTCGCGCAACGACGGCTGCCGATCCGGTTAATTCGCGGCGACCTTCAGGACGCGGATTGCGCGGGGATCAATCACCCCGCCGCCCACGCGCTTGGTCGTGTAGAACAGGACGTAGCCCTTAGCGGTGTAGGGATCGCGCAGGACGCGAACGCCGATACGATCATTGACGAGATAGCCGCGGCCAAAGTCACCAAAGGCGATCGGGAAGGTCCCCGCCGCAATGTTCGGCATGTTCTCATCGATCTCGACCGGCCGCCCGAGCAACGTCGAGGGCTCATCCTCCAGCAGCGCCTCCCGCCAGATGTACCCGCCCTGAGCATCCTTCAACTTTGCGAGCACTGCCGCTGTCTGGCTGTTCATTAGCCACCGAGCGTTCTGGCGGTAGAGCGCGCCCAAGCCGTATTTGAGATCGATCAGCGCATCGACGTTGTCCACCTTCGACGCTGAACCGCTGGGCGTGATTGCCAGATTGCCGCCTGGATGTGCGCTGGTCGATGCGGGGGTAACGACGTTTCCGCTATCGTCGAGGACCGCCGCCGATGCCGCGCCGCCGGGAATATACTGCAAGAACCCCATCGGCTTGTTGACACCATTTCCGGATACGAAAGCGATCCCTTCCTGACGACTGAACTCGTCGGCCACATTATTCCCAAGCCAGCCATCCAGGTCGACGGCGCTATCGTCGAGTAAGCGCTGCGTTGCCGCAGGCATTGCGTAGATCTCGCCCGCTGGGATGACGATTGGCGTCAGCAAAGGGCTGGTCGTCTGCGGGCGGGATGCGGTTTCACCTACCCAACCGGATCCGAACTGGTCGCTGCTCCACAGTGTGGAATAAGCGCCACGGCCAGTCGTTTGGGTTTGTGAAACTCGGCGCATCGGGCTGAGCGCACGCTGCGATTTTTGAATTTTGCGGTCCCACTCGACGGGGGCAACGTAGCCGCCGCTCGAATTGTCGCCCTCCGACATAGCCGCCTGAATTGACGCGCGCTCGCCTGTGGCGTTCGCGGTCTTCAGCGTAGTCTCAGCGTCCGCCGTGCCGCGCCGGGTATAGCTCGCGAATGCAGTCGAGTATTCGCGATCGACAGGAAGAATTGCGGTTGCGTCACCGCCGCCAAGTTTCTGCGATGCTGCCACTCTAGCGTTGTCGTCGGCACTCGCCTCAAGAGCGGCGAGTCGGGTCTCATGATCGCCCTGGAGGCGCTCAACACCCGCCTGTACGCGGGCGATGATTTCGGCGTTCGACGGCGTGTCCGCGCGGACACGGCCATGCGCAATAGCGCGCGGCATTGCGGTTGCGGCAAGCATAAGGGGGATTCGGCGCATTGGGCGCACTCCTACTGTCAGTTGAAAAGGGGGGGGCTACCCAACAGCGCCAGGCGTGTCGGCAGCGATGGCATGGCCGGCAGCGCCAGGCGTACCGTGTGCGATCGCGTCCCAGGTTGTCCGCTGGGCTCGGGTGGAAGACAGCGCCAGGCGTGCCAACCGGAACGAAATATGAACGGTCTACGCCGTGGCGTCAATCCGACGCGGATAAATTGCAATCACGTCCAAGGTACGGAAGGCGGCGAGGATGGCGCGCCGCTCGCTACGCGTCAGGCAGGGGTCAAGAGCGGCGTCAATCTCCTGCACCGTGATCCGACGGCTAATCTCATCCAGCGCCTCCAGCGCCGCCTCCCGGGCGTCAGGCGGCAGCGCCGCCAGCTTTAACGCCGCGCTCAATGCGGCTTCGCTTGGTCAAGCAGCTGCCGCTCCATCATGCGAGCTGCCACGCCGATCCACGCTGTCGCCTCGTGCGCATCCATACCCGACCTCATGGCAAGGTCGTGAGAAGCGTAGAGCGCGCCCAGCGCGATATCGATCGGGTCTTTGTTGGGGAAGCGCTCAGCCAGGCGCCGTACCGGCCGCCGAACCGCTTCTATCGTTTCGACAATATCGAGTACTAGTTCGTCCGGTTCAGCCATCGTTTTTCTCCGTTTTGGCCGCGGCACGCCGCCGGGCCTTCCATCGTAATTTCTGTGCCGCCAGCTGGCAGCGGGAGGAACAGAACCTTTTGACCGGCACACCTTTTCGCTGCGCGCGCGTCAGTATGACCGGCAAAGAACAGCCGCGCCGGTCGCAGTTCAGGGGATCCATGCAGCCTCCGAAAGGGTGGGGGTGAAAAACTACTCTCGGTGCACACGCACCACGTGGTCGGTACGGGGGCCGGAAGGCCCTGAACTTCTGTCGGGGGGGTAGTGGTTTTACGTGGTCTGAGGGCAGACGAAACCAAGACGCTTGCATATTCGAAGCAATCGGTTGACCTTAAAGGTGAGCGAATCGTCTGCGTCAAAAGGAGAAGTCTATGGCTCGTTACGTAAGCACTGCCCATTTGAATAAGGGCAACCCTGATTTTGATTGGTGGAAAGTTACTTACGGGCCCGGTGATCGGGCACCGGTATCCGGAATTTATAGGTGCGAAGGCTGCACGCGTGAGATATCTCACAATGAAGGCGTTTCGCTACCCGCTCAAAATCACGAGCAGCATGACCCATCGCAAGGTCCGATCAAGTGGAAGTTGATTGTGCGAGCGGACACTGGCGGTTCAAAATAACAGACGTTTAGAAGACTATCAGCCCTGCTATCCGTTGCATGAATGCGACGCGCTGGTTGGTCTAGGTAACCGATCAACGCCGACAACAGGACGTCCGATGGCGTCCCTGTTCGCCAGCGTCTTTGCATCCGAGCAGGCCTTACAGAGCAGCTAGTGATTGCTGCGTTCGCCCTTGCCGCCACGCTACAGCGGGACGACGTCGTCAGCGAACGCGCCCAGCGTCTCGATGCACTTGGCCTTGCGCTCACCCTCGCAGGTGATGACCGGCGCGAGCTTGTGAACCCTGATCTTGTCATGTGCCGTGCCGTAGCCGAGCCGGTGGCGGCTGATTTTGGACCATCCCATCAGGCGCCCGCACGCAGCGCGGTCAGGCGTGCGATGCCTTTTGGGGTAAGGAGGGCGTGGTTGACTAACTTGGCTTGCTTCAGCGGTCCTCTGTCGAGGCGATGAACCTTATGCTCGATCAGCCCTTGGTCGATCTTAGCTTGATAGCTCAAGAGCCCATCGTTGCCACGGTAGAGCCAGCCGTTTGCCTCTAACCAGTCGAACAGACGACCAGGGCGAACGCCCATCGCCTTCGCGGCGTGTGTGACCGCGAGCGATCCGTGCGCCTGCGTCAGCAGCACCAGCGCCGCGGCTTGCGGCTCAAGCTCAGCGATGCGTTGATCGGCCGCCATGCCTCGTCCCGCGTGGTCGAGTAGCAGGCGATGCAGTACGGCAGGGTCGCGCAAGTCTAGCGACGGCGCAGGAGCGCCATAGGTCCCCGTCGTTCGAATAGATGGCAGGACTTCGCGCGTTACCCACTTAGTGAAGCGTTTAGCTGCCGCCTTCCGACTGCGCAGCGCCAGCTTGTACAGCCCACTTTCGTCAATCACTGTAGCCTCCTGCCGACCGCCCAGGGTGTCGGTAGTAACGACTCCCTTTTCGTCGTCATCAAGCCGACCCGCCGCATCGCGAGCGTTCGCTATCTCGAGCACTGCACAAACATCGTTCAATGAAAACCACGGCTGGCCGTCACGATCGATGACGCGCACGGGCTTCCCGCCGAACTGGAAAGGGACAATCGCGTTCATGGCTTTGCTCCATGCGTGGGGGTGCAGCGCCTGCGGGGCGCAGACGGTGCGGGGGTTGCGCTGCTCGCGCGCGGGGTTGTGGTTAGGTGTCGAGCATTGGGATGGGCCGGTGCGCTGTCATTGCGCCCCGCCGCTTCGCTCGGGCCACCTGCTCGGCGTGGGGGTGTCAGCCCGCTTGGTCGCGAACCTCTTTCCCCTCTTCTTACTTGGTAAGGTTCCGTGTCCCGTGGCGGGACCCTTTGCCGGGTCGAAAGGGTGTTAAAGACGGGACCCTTTCAGGCTCGAATAATCGCGGCCAAAGGGTCCGCCCACGGGACTGTTTCATCGGTCATCATGACACGCCAGACGCGGACCTGTTTCGTTTTGCCGATCCGCTCGCCGGTGTCCTCGATCAGCTTCATGCTCGCCAATCGTGCGAGGCTCGTCATCACCCGCTTGCGCTCTAGCCCGGTGAACTCGACCACGGCCGCGTTCGAAGGGAAGGCCAGCAAGGTCTTATCGTTCGCCGCGTCTGCCAGTGCCCATAGCACCAGCTTGTCCGCGGCGTAGGCTGGCCTCATTCGACTCGCCCACTCTACCGCGCGACGGCTCACGCATTGCGCGCCGCGTCCGCTGCGGCGGCCTCCTGCGCTGCGAAGTGCTTGGCGAGTGTCGAGCGGCGCGCATAGACCGTCCGACCCTCGCCAAGCGTAAAGGTCGGCAGCTCCCCTTTTTCATGCCGATGCTTCGTAGCGCGAAGTGTCCAACCAAGGTGGCTGGCGATGGCGTCGAGCCCCGTTAGCAAGTCGTTCTGTGCGTCTGTCATGCGTCACTCCATGCGTCACGGCCCCGCCGAGCCGGGTTGAACATTGGCGGATTTCTGCGGTTTTTGATGTGCGTCCGCGTTGGTCGAGCAAGCCAAGTAAAAGAGGGCCGAAGCCCTCATAAATGGCGGATTTTGGCCACTTTTGCCGTTAGATCGCTGGCTGAATAACTGCTACGACCCAGCAATTGTGGATCATGAGGAACGACGCCGCACCGATTTCGACCGTATCACCTGCCATTGCGATGACCGACGCAGCCGACGCGGCCATGCCCATGATCTTGATCGTCACCGGCTGGTCATGTTCGCGCAGGACGTTGTAGATCGCGATCCCCTCGAACATGTCACCGCCTGGCGAATTGATCTGAATCTCAACGGGGCGGTCACCGATTGCGCGCAACTGTGCCGTCACCGTCTTTGCGGTGATGCCCCCGCCAGACCAATAATCTTCGCCGAT